AGACCGCCGAGCGGACTGAATCATCCGATCCAATCCCAATGACCACTGAAACGATCAACGTGGAGGAGGTGGCGCAGAACGCCCGGCAGGCCGAGCGTGAACGCGTCGCAGCCATCCGCGGCATGTGTGACCAGTTCCAACTCCCGGAGCTGGTCGAGAAACTCATCAATGACGAAGCTTCCATCGATGCCGCCCGTGCGGTGGTGATGGAACAGATCGGCATGCGCAAGGTTCCCTTTGAGGGCCGCGTGCACGATGCCGGCGGCGCTGAGCTGGGCCTGAGCAAGCGTGAGGTGAAGCGCTACAGCTTCCTGCGTGTCGCTCAGTATCTGGCCGACCCCAACCCCCGTACCGCTGAGGCCGCCGGCTTTGAGCTGGAGGTGGCCCGTGCCGCCCAGGCCAAGCACAGCCGCTCTGCCAATGGCGTGCTGATCCCCTGGGAAGTGCTGGGCTCCAGCCGCGCTGCTGAGACCCCCGGCCAGGTGGTCGGCACCTTCGGCGATGGTGGTGCACTGGTCGGCACCGATCGGCTCGATGCACAGTTCATTGATCTGATCCGCAACCGCAGCGCCTTCTTGAACAGCGGCCTCACCATGCTCTCCGGCCTGGAGGGTAACGTTGAGATCCCCAAGAAGCTCAGCTCCAGCCAGTATTACTTCGTCGGCGAGAATGCTGATGTTGCCAACAGCAAGCTCACCTTCGGCCTGGTGAACATGATCCCCCGGACCATCGGCGTTCGCGTGCCGATCAGCCGCCGGATGATGATCCAGAGCTCCCCCGACGTGGAGAACCTGGTGCGGATCGACATGGCCGAGTCCGTGGCCTTGGGCATGGACTACACCATCGGCTACGGCACCGGTTCCAACGGCCAGCCGCTGGGCATCATCAACACCACCGGCATTGGCTCGGTGACCTTCGCTGGCGGCACTGCTAAGGACTTCCCCGCCAGCCTCGGCGGTGGCTCTGCTCTGAACTGCGGTGACTGGGGCGACTACGTGGACCTGGAAACCGAACTGGCGATCGACAACCTCGACGCCGGCTCAATGCGCTACATCGGCAACAGCGTGGTGCGCGGCGCCCTGAAGCAGACCCTGAGGGCATCCTCGGCTGGCTCTGACTACATAATGACCGATGCCGGCACTGTGAACGGTTACCAGTTCACCGTGTCCAACCAGATGCAGCAGAACGATGTTCTGTTCGGCAACTTCGCCGATTGCGTGGTGGGCATGTGGAGCGGCCTGGATGTGGTGGTTGACCCCTACACCCAGAGCGCCAGCGGCCAGGTGATCCTGACCGTGCATCAGGACTTCGACGTAGCAGTGCGTCGCGCTCAGTCGTTCGCTCTGGGCACCTGATTATGAGGCTGCAGATTCTCTCGAACTGCAGAGCAGACGGTCGCCACCTCGCCATGGGTGAGGTGGCTGACCTTCCTCAAGGCCCAGCTAACGAGCTGCTGGCGCTGGGCATGGCGTCGATTGCGCCAGAGCCCGAGCCAGAGCCCGAACTTGAGCCCGCCCCGGCCTGTCCACCCAAGCCGCGGCGCTCTGCAAAAACTTCCACCCCTGACCCCACCCCCACCCCGGAGGATTGATCAATGGCCATTGAACTCAGAAACCTGGAGCAGCTCCAGGCCTTCGACATCCGCACTCCCTCGACCCTCAGCGCCAACGGCAACACCACCGGCGTTGATCTGTCGGGCATCGACGGTGACGCCCTGTTCATCCTGAGCGCCGGCACCAGTTCGACGGGAACCATCAATGCCAAGCTGCAGCACTCGCTGACCGTCGGCGGCACTTATGACGACGTGCCCAACGGCGCGTTCGCTCAGCTGACCGCTGCTGCCAGCACCCAGAAAGTGGCGGTTGCCCGCGAGGAACTGCGCCCCTTCCTGCGCATCTCCTTCTCCGGCCTGGCATCCTCCTACTCGGCTGCCGTGAGCTGTGTGGCAGTCGGCGGCGCCCGTTACGCGGTCTGACCATGATCCAGGAAGTCCCCGACGATTTCCTGCTGGCTGACTTCGGCTCCAGCGTCACTGCTGGGGCCGTTGTTGGTTTGGGGTTTATGGACCGCGCCAGCCAGATCATTATGAATGACAACGTGGTAACGGTGGACTATGCGCTGACCGTCAGGACTGATCAGTTCGGCGGTTTGCAGTATGGCGACCAAGTGCAGCACGAAGGCCTGACGTACAGGCTGCAGCATGAACCGTTGCGTCTGGCTGATGGCCGGTTCTGCGTGATGGTGCTGGAGCTGCTGAGCCCGCAGCCGACGCCGATTTAGACATTGAGTCAGCAGCCGATCGTTACTCTGTAAGCATGACCCAGCCCACGACGATTTCAGGCCTGCCCGACGCGACGGGGCCGCTTACAGGCGCTGAGCGGGTACCGATTGATGATGTAGTAGCGGGTGTCACCAAGGATTGCAGCACGCTGCAGATTGCGCAGACGCTGCCTGATGCGGCAAGCAGCAATCGCGGGGCGATGACGGCTGCGCAGGCGCTGAAGCTGGCGGGGATTGCCGCGGGTGCCACCGCCAACGCCACTGATGCACAGCTGCGCGACCGAGCGACGCATACCGGTGAGCAGGCGATTAGCACGATCACGGGCCTTGCGGCTGCGTTGTTGGGCAAGGAGAATGTCGGCGTTGCTGCTGCTGCTGTAGCGCAACTGGTGACGCAACTGCGCAACAGCAGGAAGATTTACGTTTCGCTGGAGGGCAACGACTTCAACAACGGCACCAGTGATGCTGAGCCACTGCGCACGCTGCGTGCTGCGTCATTGGCTGCGCTGCCGGGTGATGTGGTGTTCGTTGCACCGGGCACGTATGTGGAGTCGATTCTGCCGATTCGTTGGAAGTATGACGTAACGATTTTCGGCTCAGGGTTGCGCAGCACGATCGTGCAGGGTGCAGCCGGGCAGGAGTTTAACGATATTTTCAAGGTCGATTCTGGTTTCTGGTGCTGGGGCGTGTCGTTTGCTGGGCACCAGGCGGATGAGACGCGGCAGGCATGGGCGATTGATTTTGATGAGCTGGCGGATAATACAGCGCGTGGTGCTGTCGGACTTGGCGCGTTCATTCTGAAGTCGCCCTACATCCAGAATTGCACCAGTATTACGGCTGAGGATGATGGTGGTCTAGCTGGTTCACAGAGCACGGGGAACACAGGCGGCGGCATCCGTGTGGATGGTGGCAAGTGTGCGTTGAACAGTCCCATCAGGTCGATGGTGGTGGACAGTTATACGCAGGTGAATCTGGGCGGCCCTGGCTGCCTGGTGGTGAATGATGGTTATGCGCAGTTGGTGAGCTTCTTCGGGACGTTCTGCACGTATCACGTTCGGACCGAGAGTGGCGGCCAGGTCAATTTGAGTGGTGGCGGCACTACTGACTTTGGCGTGTATGGCCTGATGGCAGATGGCTACAGCAGCAGGCCGCTGTTCACTGGTAGTGCGCGAGTGGCTGGCTATGGCGCTGTGCGGCTGCAGAAGACGGTCACGATTGACGTGGCGACCAATGTGTTCGGCTGCGTCGCGCACGGGCTGTCAGCGGGCGATCAGGTGGTGTTCAGTGCCACGCAAGGCACGCTGCCTACGGGTCTGACGGCCAACACGATTTACTTTGTGATCAGCAGCGGCCTAACGGCTGATGCGTTCCAGGTGAGCACCACGTCGGGTGGTGGTGCGCTGGATGTGACGGGCACTGCTAGCGGCACCTATGAGTTTGTGCGGCAGGGCGCTACGCAGCTCGATGTGATCGGCTTCGGTGCCAACCGCTTGGGGCGTCAGATCAAGTATCCGAGTGCCGGCAGCCTGGGCAGCCCTGGCAATGCGGTGCAGGTAACAGCACGGGGCGGCAGCACGCCTGGCAGCACGTTCACGGTGACGCTGGCGAGTAGCACCATCGGCCACGAGTACGTGGGTGGCGGCACGGTGACGGTGGGTGGGACTGGTTACCCGATCACCAGTGCCAGCTACAACAAGTCCACGGGTGTGACGGTGTTGACGGCGACGGGGTATGCACCAACGATCGGCGCAAGCGTGACGCTGGCGGGACTTTCGTTTATCTGTGATTCATCGTCACGCCCGAATGCTGGGCAGTTGATGTTCCCGCAGTTGGTGTTCCCGCGAAATGCTACGACGGAGGTGGCTGAGGCTAAGACGTTTGCTTACACCAGGGTCAGCAATTATGTGCTGACTTATACCGAAGCGACATCACCATCGGGCCCTGAGCACGAGTATGTGAGCGGCGGCACGGCAACGATCGGCGGCACGGATTATGGGGTGGCCGGTGCGGTTTACAACAAGACCACAGGCGTGGTGACGCTGACGGTAAAGACGATCCTGCCTGCCGGCAATGGCAACGTGACGGTGAATGGGCTGCGATTCATCTGCCCAACGAGCGCCTACATCGTCACCAGCAGCGTGCCGATCAATGCCAGCGGCGTTGCGGTGGCGAACACTGATCCGACCAGGGCGGGTTATCGGGTGGTGTTCTACTCGGGGTTGAATGGTGGGTTGAAGGATGCGGTGACAGCGGGCCAGGTGCTCGACTTCCGCAACCGGTCGCAGATTAGCGCACCTTCACATACGTTTGAGTTTGTGGGTGCGGGCACGAATTATGACGCGCTGCCGTGGAATGGTGGTGTACCAGTACCGGCCAATGCGATTGTTGAGACGAACAATGGCAAGGTGTATAGCAGCAACACGAATGAGAAGGGTGACTTCAAGGTTGGCAGCCAGTTCGAGGTAGACGGCACCACCGGCAGCGTCACGATCAACACGGATCAGTTCAATCTGAGCGGTCTGAACTTCATCGGGCCATTTTCGCGGAACGGCGGGATCAGCACCGTTGGCGAGCAGCTCAGGGAGATCAGCAACAACACCTCACTGATCGCCTCAACCGGCGCCCCTGACGGGAACACTGCACCGACGCAGTTTGCGGTCAAGACCTATGCGGATAACAAGTTCCTGCAGAACGTGACGGTGACAGCGGGCCTGCCGCTGACGATCACCGACACCAGCACGCAGGACGGGCAGGGGTACTGGACGCGGACCAGGCGGCTGGAGCTGTCGGTAAACACCGCCAACGGCCTGGCCAGGCTGGACAGCTCGGGCCTGATCCCATTGTCGCTGCTGTCGCTGTTCACCTCCACTGCTGCTGGATTGGTCCCTGCCAGCGGTGGTGGTACGAGCACCTTCCTGCGGGCTGACGGCACGTTTGCGGCGCCTCCTGCTGGCCCTGATGGCACGGTGACCAGCGTTGCGCTGGATCTGCCTAGCAGTGTGTTTTCAGTATCTGGCAGCCCGGTGACGAGCTCTGGCACGCTAACCGGTGCATTCCAGACGCAGGCGGTTGGCGCGGTGTTTGCTGGCCCGGCCAGTGGCGCTGCGGCAGCACCGACGTTCCGAGCGTTGACGGCTGGTGATGTGAGCTTGGGCACCAGTAGCACGCCGCAGTTTGCAGGGCTGGGCCTGGGTACGGCTGCCGTGACGGGATGGGAACTGACGGTAGGCGGTGCGACCTGCCAGGTGCGGAATACGGTGACGGCGGTAAGCAATGTTTACACGTTGGATGTGCAGGCTGCTAATGAGTTTGTCACTGCTGCAGCGATTGCAGCGGCAACTACAATTAACCTGTCGAATCTTAATACGATTCCGAGCGGGTATTTGTGGCGGGGGGTGCTGAGTTTTCAGTATACATCAGGTACGATTTCATGGTTTACGGGAAACAGTGGTTACACGGTGAAGTGGGATGGTGGAACGGCAATGACACCCACTGCCAGCGAGGTTGAGAAGGTTGTCATTGAAGTTGTTGGTGGTGGCACGACGATTGAGATTGCACCACTTAAGGGGAGGGCGTGATCATGCTGGGACGTAGTGCATTGCTGGCAGCAACGAATAGTGGCGGGCCGCCGGGCTTCGGCACAAAGTACACCAACCCTGCGACGTTGCCTGCAGGCGAGGGCAACGGCGTTGCATTCTCCCCCGCTGGTGATGCTCTTGCAGTGGCTCATCAAAGTTCTTCCTACATCACCGCCTATCCGTGGTCTGCATCAGGATTTGGCACAAAGTACACCAACCCTGCGACGTTGCCTACAGGCGCCGGCAGGGGCGTTGCATTCTCCCCCGCTGGTAATTCTATCGCGGTGGCTCACACCTCCTCCCCCTACATCACCGCCTATCCATGGTCTACATCAGGCTTCGGCACGAAATACACCAATCCTGCGACGTTGCCTGCAAGCACCGGCGCGGGCGTTGCATTTTCACCCGCTGGTGATGCTCTTGCAGTGGCTCACATCTCCTCCCCCTACATCACCGCCTATCCGTGGTCGGTATCAGGCTTCGGCACGAAATACACCAACCCTGCGACGTTGCCTACAGGCACCGGCAGGGGCGTTGCATTCTCCCCCGCTGGTGATGCGATTGCAGTGGGTCATGACAACAACCCCTACATCACCGCCTATCCGTGGTCTGCATCAGGATTTGGCACAAAGTACACCAACCCTGCAACGTTGCCTGCAGGCGAGGGCAACGGCGTTGCATTTTCACCGGCTGGTGATGCTCTTGCAGTGGCTCACGCCTCCTCCCTCATCACCGTCTACCCCTGGAACTCCTAATGAACAAACTCTCCATCCTCACCCCCGCCCTTGAAGGCCGCGACCAAGAACTGCTCACCTATCAAATCAACATCGACAACTACCGCTTGGCCATCGCCAAAATCAATGCCGATCACGCCGATAACCACGACCTTCTCGCATTCCGTGATGATCTACAGGCTCGCCTTGACGAAGAACTCCGCCAGCAGCTTCGCGCTCGCATTATCCGCGACGTGATCGCGGAGCAAGTTGCCGAGCTGTCCACACAGGAGGAACTCACCCCATGAACTACATCCACATCACTGCAGACGGTCAGCCTGAGTACCCCTACAACCTCTGGCAGCTTCGCAAGGCACACCCCAACATCTCATTCCCGGCTGAACCGACCCCGGAAGACCTGGCGCCATTCAACGTCTTCCCCGTCACCATCAACCCTCAGCCCGATGGTTACAACCGTCGCCTGCAAACCATCGAGCAGCTCCCGCCAGTGCTCGGTGAAAACGGCTGGGTGATTGACTGGGCGCTGCGCGACACCACCCCAGAAGAGCAGGCCAGCTACGACGCTGCTCACACCCCTGAGCCTCAGTGGATGAGTTTCGGCATTGAGCTGGCAGCTAATCCTGCCATCTCCGAGCTGTACGACAGCATTCCCACTGCACTGGCCAATGGCCTGAGCATCGGCCTGTCTGAAGCCAGCAAGGGTGACACCAGGCTGTTCATTGGCTTGTGGCAGCGTGTGCTGGCTGCTGGCGGTGTCTCTGCTGAGTTGTTGGGAGAGATCGGGGCGCTGGCCTATCAGTTCAACCTGCCTGCTGGCTTCGTCGCTCAGATGATGCCGCAGTCTGAGGCATGACCAACCCAGCACCCAGCATCCGGGAACAGATCCTCACCAGGATCGCCACCGTCACACTGCTTGGCACGGTGCAGGTGGGCAGCAGGATCTACCGCAGCAGGGTGCAGGCCTACTCCAGATCAGAGGCCCCAGCGATCACCGTCAGCCCTGGCGATGACAACCCGATCAACGCACCACGCACCATCGGCGCCAGCCTTGGGCGTCTCGATCAGGCGCTGCCGGTGCTGATCGAAATCTACGTTCGCGGTGATGTGCCCGATCAGCTGGCCGATCCGATCGGCGTTGACCTGCACGCCCGGATGATGGCCGACCGCACCCTCGGCGGCCTGGCGCATGACGTGCAGCCTGATGGCTGGGCGCCGCAGTACGAACCAGCTGATGCCACAGCTGGATGGATCGGCCATCGCTTCCTGATCCGTTACCGCACCCGTGACGATGCCATCAATCTGGCTCCATAGCCTGATGGTGCGGAAGCTCACCCCATCTCATGGCGGCAGATTCATTCTTTGAGCATCACGGCCAGTCCGGTGAGTACGTGATGCTGCCCAGCGGTCAGATGGTGCCCGCTGCTGAGGTCGTCGCGCCTGTTGAACCTGCTGAGCTTGCCAAGCCTGTCAAGACTGCCACCAAGGACTGATGACTGCTCTCCTGATCCGTAATTCGTTCTTGCTGGCCAAGACGGAAACCGCATACGGCACGCTCGCCTCTGCGATCGGTGCATCCGATGCGGTCAAAATCATCTCGATGGAGGTCAACCCCATCACCGGTGATCGCGTTGAACGCAACCTGATCAAGGGATTCCTTGGTGCCGACCGTCAACCGCTCACCAATGAGCACGTCGCAGTCACCATCACCTTTGAGTGGGGCGGCTCTGGTGTTGCTGCCACCGCGCCGCGGTTCTCGCCGCTGCTGCTGGCTGCCGGCATGAATCTGGCCGCATCGGCTGAGATCACCGGCACGGCCACTGCAGGCGGCGCCAACACCATCACCCTGGCGGACCTGGGCGGCAGCAACCCAGCGACTGACGCCTACGTGGGTTTCCCGATCGAGATCACCAGCGGCGTCAACTCC